GACAAGATACAAGTAATAATGTAGTTCAAAGTAATTTAACTATGGGAACAAGTGCTTGGTATCACATTATACTCACTTATGATGGAACAACATTGAGAGGATATGTTGATGGCTCAAGTGTTGGAACACCACTTGCCACATCAGGAGATGGTGGAGGTAGAGGTACAGAATCACTAATCATAGGAGAAGCAATAGCAGTTAGTGCGAATTCTTATGCAAGTATAGATACTGATGAAGTGAGGGTAACATCAACAGTCCTGACAGCAGACTGGATCACTACTGAATACAACAACCAAAGCTCACCTAGTACATTTTGGACACAGGTATCATCAGGAATATCAACATTAATAGGTGGTGGAATTATAGAGTTTTAGCAAATAAATTGATTTTTATCTAAAATGTTATACTTAAAATATGTCATTTTTAACATTATTCGCTAGTGCCATAGGAGTTGTTGAAGCACCAGATGTTTCAATTCTAAGCGCATCAAGCGTGATGGCTTATACGGCCACACTCAGAGGTCAGATTGATAATGTTCAAGGATCAGAAGTTAATGCTATTGGTTTTCAATGGGGTACTGTTTCTGGAAATTTAACAGAAGAATGGAGTGAAACAGTTGATTCACCATATTGGGCTAATCAATACACTCATGGAATATCTGGCTTAAATGAGTTTCAGACATACTATTTTAGGTTTTTTGCTACTAATGACAGTGGTACTACCTACTCACCTGAATTGAGCCTCTTAACAATCTCTAGTACCCATGCAATAGTAATTGATTCACTTGATAGAACAACTGATGTTTTATCTCAGTCACTTGTGATTGAGGATATTATTAATGATCAGCAAAATACTTGCTCATTTAGTTTAATTGATAGATCGGGAAATGGTATTCCAGATACAGATGATGAAATTATTATCACAGATTTAGATGGCAATAAGGCATTTGCAGGATATGTGACTAATGTGGGAATGACTAAACTTGAAAATGGGGTTGTTTTAGCGAGTGTTCAATGTATAGATTATTCAAGACTACTTGATGGATATTTAGTACATGATAATTTTGAGAGTCAAGTTGATGCTGATATTATTAAAACAATTATTGATGATTATGCGGGCGCAACTGGAATTACTTATAATAATGTTTTAGATGGTGCTACTCTTGATAAAATTACTTTTAACTATATTCAACCATCACAGGTTTTTCGCAGGATTGCTGAGTTAGCAGGTCGCTATTGGTATATTGATTATGATAAGGATATTCATTACTTCCCATTAGCTACAACTTCAACACCATTTGATATAACAAGCGCCACTACCACATATAGAGAATTAAATATTATTAAAGATGCTACTCAATTAAAAAATAGGATTTATGTTAGGGGTGGAACTAAACTATCTGATTTTACAACTTATAGTGTGGTTGGTGATGGAGTTATGACAAAGTTTGTTTTACCAGACAAACCTCATAATGTAACAATGACAGTAGGTGGTGGTGCTGAAACAATCGGTATTAAAAATATTGATACCTCTGGTTATGACTGGTACTTAAACTACCAGGAAAAATATCTTGAACAAGATGCCGGTGGAACTGTTTTAGAAACAACAGATACAATAATTGTCACATATAAATATGATATTCCTATTTTAGTTGCTCAAGAGGACACAACCAGTATTGCTACTAATGGGGTTAAAGAGTTTGCTATTTTTGATAATACAATTTCAACAACCGATGAAGCTAGAGAGAGAGCAAGTGCAGAATTAACTGATTATGCAAATAGTTTAATTAGTGGCTCATTTATAACTAATACTGCGGGTTTTAAGAGTGGTGAATATATTAATATAGATTTAGATGATTATGATATTGATGATAATTATATAGTACAGAAAGTAGTCACTAAATCTCAAGGTGCAGGTAAATATGAATATACTGTTTCAATCGCTAGTGCTAAAACACTTGGTATAATTAGATTCTTAATTGATTTACTTGAGGCAAATAGAAATATAGTTGAGGTTAGTGATGATGAGGTTGTGGATGAACTTTATAATGTAGCTGATTCAACTACTATTGCTGAGAGTGTTACTGGAGTTGATTTAGGGGCTACACCTTATGCTTGGTCTAATGATGCAGGCAATACTGCAAACAAAATGGTGTGGAATTTATTTGAGTGGAGCTAAAAAGTGTTATACTAAAAAAAAATATGAAATTACAAAATACAATTACTATTAAGGGTCATGTAAAACTAGAGTTTAGAAATGTTTTGACTGGTAAAATTGAAATTTTTGAAGTAGACAATCTGGTTACTACTGCGGGTAAAGTTTCAATTATTCAAAATCTCAGAGGACTAGCAAATAAAGGTGAGATTACTTATACTGCGGTTGGCACAGATGCTACTGCACCAGATGTGGCTAATACAGATTTAGGTACTGAGATTGAGAGAAAATTGGTATCTGTTAGAAGTAATACAAGCAATGTGGCTACTTTCCAAACTTTTTACACTACATCAGAGGCTAATGGAATATTAAAAGAGGCGGGATTATTTGGTGATGATGCAACTGCGGTGGCTGATACTGGTACTTTATTTTGCCACACAGCTATTGATAAAACTAAAACCTCAAGTGAAACCTTAACAATTACTTGGACTTTGCAAGTTGGTTAGGTACACATGATGTGTTATAATGGGATTATATGAAAAAGTATAATTCTAGTTGGGAGAATCTTAAAAAGAGACCATTTAAGAAAAATGGTAAATATATTAAATGTCCAATTTGTAAAACAAAAACATATTTCAGTAAAGCTAGATTGTTAAGAAATGCAAGATATTGCTCAAAAAAATGTTTTAATATATCAAAAAAGGGAATAATTCCATCAAATCTAAAATTAGCACAAAGCAAATCTCCAGTTGGTAAAAAAGGTGACAATTCTTATCATAGAAAAGGAAAAAATCATTGGAACTGGCAACAAGAAAATCCTAGTTATAGAGCTATACATGCTTGGATAATAAAAAATTATGGAAAAGCGAACAAATGTAAAAATCCAAATTGCGTTTATCCAAGAAAAAATAGTAGAGGTGATATTCTATTAAAACCAAAAGCATATCAATGGGCAAATAAAACTGGAAATTATAAACGTGATATAAATAACTTTATAGAGCTATGTACATCATGTCATAAAAAATATGACATGGGCTTAATAGATATTAATTAAAAGAAATTAAATTATGACAATGAATTCATCGGATGTATCAGCGGGTGATGATGGCAAAGCATCAGATTTTGTAGCATTAAGAAAAGATGTTTTAACTGGAAATAAAAACCTTGTTACTGCATCAGATGGAGCAACGGTTACTTTTGATTTAGATAGCTCATGTGTTCAAAAGGTTACCCTCGCAGGAAATAGGACTTTTGCAGTTTCAAATATGACCGCTGGTCAAGTTTTAATCATTAGAATAATTCAAGATGCTACTGGCTCAAGAACAGTTACTTGGTTTTCAACTATTAAATGGGCTGATGGGGTAGCACCTACTCTAACCACCACAGCTACTAAAACAGATGTGATTGGTATTTTATGTACAGGTGCAGGAACTTATGATGGAGCAGTGATAGTACAAAATATATAGAAAAGGACTAGAACATGAAAGATTTGATTTTTGTAGTACAGGCTTATGATTCAGAGGATGGAGTTGGTAACTTAAATTATGTTTGTGAACTCCAACTATTCTGTAAATCTGAAAGGGTTGCTCTCAAGAGAGCTAAAAAACTAATTAAAAAAAATAATTATAGAGTTAGTAAAATTGTTGAAAAATATAAAGAAAAATAAACTATGGCAGATATTATTGTACCTTGGTCAGGTAATCATGCAGATATACCCGCAGGGTGGTCAAGATATACTGATCTAGATGATAAATTTCCAAAGGCTAGTGGTGCTGAATCTGCTGAGGATACTGGTGGTGCTAAAACTCACACTCACACTTCACCTAGTCATACTCATGGGTTAAATTCTCACACTCATACATTTACTGTTAATGCGTGGTCAAATAATGATTTTAATGGTAGGGCTGCACTACCAGAGGATAATATTTTGAATGGACACAATCACACTGGTACGTCTGGTGGGAAAACAGGCACATCTGGCGGAACTGCTGTTACTTATGGTTCAGCTAGTAATAATCCGCCATATCATGAATTGATTTTTATTAAATCAGCTATTAAAGCACTCCCAGATGATGCTGTTCTTTTATGGGATCAAACATCAGCACCAAACAATACAAATTATAAAAATTGTAATGGTGGAAATTCAACTATTAGCTTGAATGGTAAATATATTAAAAGTGCGGATACTGGTGCTAATTCTGGTGGAACTGGTGGTGGAACTACTAATACTCATAATTTAAGTCACTCTCATACTGGAGTGGCACATACTCACTCTGCCACATCCTCAACTTGTGGTACTGGAAGGCATAAAAGAAGTGGCGGTAGTGATGGATTCATGTCTGCTCATAGTCACAGTTTTACAATAAATTCAGCAACAGCAACACCAACAGCTTATGCAAGTAATTTAGTTACAGCGGAAACAGTTGAACCTGCATATTATACCCTGATGGGTTATCAAAATAAGGCTGGCACAACTCTGGGTATACCTTTAAATGGTATTGTGATGACTATTGAAGCAGTTTTGCCAACTGGATTCAAATTGTGTGATGGTAATAATGGCACTCCAAATTTAACTGATAAATTTATTAAAATTTCTACCTCAAGCGGAGATATTGGGAATACTGGTGGTGCTAATACTCATATTCATGCCAGTCAATCCCACTCACATACTGGCGGGACTCACTCTCATACCGCACCAGATCAAGGTGATGGTACAGCGAGCGTTGATGGTGATGGTACTGGTGAGGGTGTTTCAAAAACTGGTGGAAGTCACACAGTTACAGTCGCTTCAACTGCGGCAACATTTGCATCGGCTAACACAACTGCTAATAGCTCGGCTAATCAACCCCAATATGTGGTAGTTAAATATATCCAAAAAACATCTGAATCTGGCGGTGGATTCCTATTTTTATTAATGTAAAAAATAACTAAAATAAAACTATGCTAAGATTTAATTATGGTAGATAAATCAAAAACAGTATCCCAATTTTTCAAAGATAATTTGTGGAATATTCTTGTGGCTGTTTTTACAGCAATAATTGGTTTTATTTGGTTAAAAGCTGATGTGGCTAAATTAAATTATAGAGTTGATGCCATTGAGATTGAGCAGGCAGAATACCCTAGTCAAGACTGGTTTGAATTAAGATTTAAGACAATAGATGATAGATTTATTCAGTTGGAAAAAAAAATAACAAATTGTGATAGATGTAATCTATGATACATCAAGAATTTATTAAACTAAATGATGGTAAATTTGTAGAGGTGGCAGGATCTGCTAATGCTCTTAATCAATGTGTTGATCTAGCTAACGCTTATCTGAGAGATGTTTTAGCTCATCCAATAGTTGAATGGACTAATGCAATAGACTTTCCTGAAAAGCTAACAGATTTTGAATGGATAGAGAACACTCCTGATGCGATTCCACAGCAGGGTGATTTGATGATTTTTTTTGGTTATTATGGTCATATATCTATTTATCATGAGGGTAATGTAAATACTTTTAGATCGGTTGATCAGAACTTTCCAGCCAATTCACCAGTACATATTCAAGAACACAATTATAACAATGTATTTGGGTGGTTAAGATCACCGGAAAGTAATACTATGCCAACAGCATTAGAAACCTGTTTAACTGACAGACAAAAGTTTTGGGATGAGAGGGATGAGCTTTATAGAGCATTGGGGGAGAATATTGAAACTCAAGCTAGTGCTTTAAGAGAAATAGAAAGATTAAAATTAAGAGATAAATCATTTTCTGAACATAAGTGTCCAGAATGTCCTACAATAAAATGTCCTGAGTGTCCAGAATGCCCAGAATGTCCTATAATTCCGCCCACTAACCCTAGTAATGAGTTAAAGTTGGTTGAGAGGACTGAGGAGTCAGTTAAAAATAATGTAAAAATCATTAAAAAATACGGGGTATAAGGGTCAATTATTAAAAAATGACCGAATGGCAGGGTTTAGATCACTCTGCTAAGTACAAATAATAATTAAAAGGATGATGTTATGAAAAAGAGCATAAAAATGAACAGATTTATCCAAAAAACTTGGCATAATGTGCCAAAGGAAATAAAAGTGGCTGGCTATATTGGAGTTTCAGCAGGAGTTTGGGGATTTATTAAAACATTAGGTGTTGAATATGAGGGTAATACATTGGCAGTAGCAATTATTAATCTTTTAATTGTTTTAATTCAAACTAGATTGCCACAGATTAGAGAAAGCGTTATTAGAAAAAAATAATTAATATATGGCTTTGGAGAAGAATAAACGCCATGAGCTGTTTATTGTCCCAACAGCCGTACTGGGACTTCTAGCTGTCTCAATTTGTGCTTTTAGTAAAGATGTTAGAAAAAAAATCCGTAAACGTGATAATAATGAATCCGTGCTTTCATGTGGTGGTGAGCCATTACACTGTGCTCATATAAACCATGATAGAAACAGTCCTGATTATAATAAAACCCAAAATGGGCGATTACTCACTGTTAGAGAACATTATCTAGATCATTATAATGGTCATGGACATAATGGATTATCTAAAAAGAATAATTATTCGGCTACCAAGGGATTATTTTATATGTTGTCTATGAGGCAACGCAAGGGATTACCAGATTATAATAACTTGATTGATTAAAAAAGTATTTTACTATATAATTTTTTGATGCAAAACAGCCTACTATACCAAGTAGGCTTGGTTGTTTATTTTTGGTGGTTTACTTTTAATTTGATTATGGTTTATAGTGGGTAACATGAAAGCAATAGCGAAATTCAAACAGAACATAAAACTTTGAATCTTTTGATTGCTCTCTCTGGTCTTACTCGCTGTTCGCCAGAGAGGGCGACCTGAGGAGATTATGAAAACAAGATCACTACACACAAAAATCTGGCAAGACAGTTGGTTTGTTGAATTACCAACTAAAAGCAAATTCTTATTTATTTATCTTTTAACTAATTCTCAAATTAATTTGGTTGGTATATATGAACTCTCAGACAGAATTATTTGTTTTGATACTGGACTCTCAAAATCTGATTTAACTAAGTGTAAAAAAGACTTAAAAGGAAAAATTATATTTTCTGATAATTGGGTAAAAATCTTAAATATAAAAAGATATGATAATTATGGTGGTGGATTACTTATAAAGGCTAGAGATAATCAATTAAGTGATATACCAGAGAAAATAATAGAAAAATTAAATGAAAAAGAGATACCCTATCATAGGGTATTGATACCCCCTAAGGGGTCTAATAGTAATAGTAATAGTAATAGTAATAGTAATAAAGAGAAAATTCAAAAAAAGGATAAAAGCATTGATTCATTAACAGATGAATTCTGTGCAAAGGTGGCTAGAAATTATAAAACCACACTTCCAAAGGTATTAAGTAAAAAGAATGATTTAATTCTATATTGCAGATCAACTGGTAAAAGGTATAAAGATTATCAAGCCACGCTTCAAGCGTGGGTAAGAAAGGATTTGAAATGAGAACAGATAAAAAAATTAGTGATACGGAGAGGTTAGAGCAATTACAAGAAATGAAAATTGTGAAATATTATATTAAATTTTCAGCTAAGTCTGGATTGGAACAGCACAATATTATTAGAGACTATGATCTTTATTTGGAATTAGCGAAAAAAACAGAGGCGGGCAAACTTTATATAGAAACCAGAAAAGCCTTGGCAAGTAATAATATGGATGAGGTGAGGAGATTGGGAGCAGTTGCTAGAGAATTATTCTCAGGAAATGAATATGAATTAGCCCCACAGCAATTTGATCCAAAATATATTGGTCATCAGTCGCAGGTGTCTGAATATAGGCAGTTGATAGCTAAACTTACTGGAGACATACCTCAGGATTTTAAAGAGGCTTTACTTGATTAAAAAGATCATATTTACATTATTATAATTTTATTATAAAATGATTATTAATACAAACATATATAAAGGAAACAGCGACATGAACAAGAACAAAAACCAGAAAAAACCCCGATTTGTAGAGTTATGGATTTTGGGTAATCTTTCAAACATTTTCACTTCAAGAAAAGATACTCTAAATTATATTAATCAATATTTTGGAACTTATGGAAGTAAAAACTTTGAAATAAGGGAGATAATCTAATGACCTACAAAATAATTAGGTTTTATCAAAACTCAGATATACCTAGTGAAATAATAAAAACAGGCTTAACCCTAAATCAAGCCCAAGAGTATTGTAAAAGAGAAGATACTCATGGAGACGGATGGTTTGATGGTTATGCAGAGGAGAAATAATATGTCAAAAATTAAAAACAGTGAAGAATTTGTGATTAATAATCACTTTGTAACTTACAATTATAAAAATGGAGAATTAACAGACATAAGTATTCAGGCTAAAGATGGAGAGGTTTATCTCTCATGTACAAAACAACAGGCATTGGCAATCTGGGAAACCCTAGATGAAATGCAGTTGGGAGATTTATGAAAAAACTATCAATCTGGGAACAGGTGATGGCTCATAAAAAAAATGATACTAGACATAAGGGAGTTGCAAATACTCTCAAAGAAAATGAAGTTGATACATTATTAGCCACAGTAGATTTTTTTGGGGGAAATATTAAACAAGCTAGTTTTGATTTATGGATGGCTAAATACAGAATATTTGACTGGTTAGCTATGGGAGTTATGGGTGGTGATGACTCAAGGATTGGTAAATTAGCCACCAAAGTTTTAGTTTATTCATTTTTGAAAGTAAATGGAGATATTGATTTGTTTATTGATGATTTAAGAGTCAATGATTATGACATTGATCACCGATGGGAAAAAATAGAATTAGGATTATAAATTAATAAAAGGAAAGTATGGCAAAAACATATACAAATAACGCCTGTGCCTGGGTGAAAAAAGACAAGAATGGGAAACCTTATATCTCATTCAAGGCTGAGAGAGATATCAAATCTGGGGAGAACATTAATCTGTTCAAGAATGACAAGGGTGATAACCCTGCGAGACCAGATTACAGATCATTTGAGGTTACAGATGATGCTGAGCCTGAGTCAGAATTAACTGATTCAGAAATGGATGAAATACCTGTTTAATTTTTATAGACCACCTCAAGGGGTGGTTTATTAAGGACTAACTACATATTTACATTATTAAATAAATAGATTATAAATAAAACATGAGCAAAAAACACACCACACGTACTAAGAGAGCAATTAAGCTCTGGAAGAAAATTGATAAAGATTACAGTAATTTTATGAGTGTGAAAGATATTGCTGAAAAACATAATCGGTCTGAATCTCATGTATATTATGCGTTAGCACAGATTAGAAAAAGAAAATAAATATAAACCTAAACTTGAAAGGACTTATGGCAGTAACAAAAACTGTAAAAACCATAACTCAAAAACTTAATAAGATTCAGCAAACGCTGAAAGCTCCCAAAGGACAATTAAACAAATTTGGAAATTACAACTATCGCAGTTGTGAGGATATTCTTGAAGCAGTTAAGCCATTGCTTGGTGATATGACTTTGATTATCACAGATACAATGATTCAACTTGGAGAGAGATATTATGTCAAGGCTACTGCAATTCTAAGTTTTGAGGGAAATATAGCAACAGCCCACGCTTACGCTAGAGAATCATTAATTAAAAAGGGAATGGACACAGCACAGATAACTGGCTCGGCTTCAAGTTACGCCAGGAAATATGCGCTTAATGGATTATTTGCCATAGATGATGCGAGAGATCCAGACACCCAAGACAACAGGGTTAAGTCAAAGGCTTTCAAAACCCATGATACTGTTGCAGATGTTAAAAAGGTATTGAAAACCCAACCAGTAGAGGAAATAGAACTATGATTATTACAGTTGATCTAGATAAGGTAGGCAAATGGGTTGATGAATCTAAGGATTTAATATTAACCCCAAAGGCTGAGACATCACTTCAAAACCTACTTGATCTACAAGAGCAGATTGATTCTGCTATTAAACAAGCCAAAGAGAATATTAAGACCGAGGCACTAGCTTATAATGAGAATTTTGCAGGGTTAAAAACTGACAATTTTAAGGTTTATTATCGGGCTTATGGGGCAAGATATACCATTGAGAAAAGTCACGCAGATGCTATCCCTAAAGGATTAACTATATCTGAGATTAAGGTAAAAATTGATATCAAGGCAGTTGATGAATATTTAGAAAATAATGATGGCATGATGCCCCTGGGAATCCTTGAAACTGAGAGAATTAAACAAATCTCAATTAAGGCGGTGGAATGAAAGAATATAAATTTAGAGCAAGTCAATCAACATTAAGCACCTGGGTTAGGGGTGATATTGATAGAGCCATTGAGGGATATTTCAAACTTGCTGATTATTGTACCCCACAAATGGAAATGGGCAGAAAATTTCATAAAGAGTGGGAGTTAGAGGTTAAGAAAACAAGTTGTATGCCAAAAGTGTTTGGTGGCAAGAAAATAGAAAACTTCAAAACTGAGCGTAAAATTGTGAGACAAATCACTCCATGGATGGAATTGGTTGGAGTGATTGATCTAAGTATTAACTCTAAGCTCTTAATTGATTTCAAAACGGGTAAAACACCCTCAAGCTCATATACCAACTCATTTCAGCATAAATTGTACCAAATATTGATTCCTACGGCAGAGAGATTTGAGTATCATCATTGGGATCAATATAAGAAAAAAGCTGATATGAATATCATTCACTTAACAGAAAAAACCTTAGATGATGGATTAAATTATTTATTAACCTATGGTGCAGAGATGCACTCCTATTTGATAGAGAATGGACTTTATGAAAAATACCAAAAATGAATTAACTAAGGGTGAATTTAGATTCGCAATAGGGATAGGATTTTCACTAGGAATGATGGTTGTTGTTATCTGGTCATTCATAACTTTTATTAATCAATCAATGAAACAGATGAATCTTGGAAAACAGATTAAACATAATCTGATTGAGGATTCTATTGGAATCTGCGGTGAAATATATCCAGTTGTGCATACTGCAATTTATAGAGATAGAATAGTAACTGAGTGTAGGACTGAATAATATAAATTAATGAAAGGATTTATGGCAACAATAAATGAAGTCATGACACAGATTGCTGAGTTACAGCATGAGGTAGAAGTTAAACAAGCTGAGATTGCTGAAATAGCAAAGAAAATCTCAAAACTTGAGGGAGAAGGATTGGGAATTAAACCTGGGAAAAACCTCGGTATAATTGAAATGATAAAACTCATTCAAAGAATTATGAGTGAGGCCATTGTAACTACAACTGAAAAAGACATAATTAATTAGTGTTTTTATTCCGTCACTCATATAAGCAGGCTTGGGTGATGGAAATATGAATATTAAAAAGAAAAATAAAGATATTGAAAATAGAATTAGAGTTATGATTGATATGACAAAACATTGGAATTGTGGATCGGGATTAATTGTACCAAAATCAGTTGCGAAAAGATTAGAAGAAATGGGTATTACTTCTGGCTATTCAGTAAATCAAAAGGTATCAATATGACAGAAAAACAACCAGATTACATGAGGGGTCAGCAAATTTATGAAAAACTTGGTAATTTTGAAGACAAAATGAGAGTCTTTGAAGTATGCAAAAGGTTAATAAAACTCTATCCACAAAAAGGAGCTTTATATTTCCAATGGTGGATTCAAGCTAGACAGTCAGGGATTATAGAAGAAGCGGAGAAGAAAGGGGAAGAAAATGAAATGTAGAATATGTGGTAGGAAAGCTAAAAAAAATAGCATAGTTTGTTCTGATGAATGTCAAGATATTAGATTAAAAATGAGGGAATTGGATAAAAA